TTGCGGTGCCCACCAGCGCCGGCAACGATGAGCTGAGCCTGGTCTACACCTGATCCACGGAGCTACTGCATGGCTTTTGTTCTCGCTCAAACTGAGAGCTACAGCTGGCCGGTCACTGTCGAGTTCCCCATCGATGGTGGCCGGTTCGAGAAACAATCCTTCGATGCAGTGTTCAAGCGCCTGCCTCAGACCCGGATCCGCGAGATCTGGGATCTGATCCAGGCCGGCGAGCTGAACGATGATGAGCTCTGCGCCGAGGTGCTGACCGGCTGGAAGGGCATCCAAGATGCCAAGGGCGAGGAGGTGCGCTTCAGCGAGAAGGCGAAGGCCGATCTGCTGAACGTGCCTCTGGTCGCTGCTGCGGTGGTGACGGCGTGGCTTGAGAGCCTTGCGAAGGGCAAACGAAAAAACTGACCGAGGCCGCCGAGCATTGGGCCGGCGGCGGCGTCGTTGATCAGTCACAGGATGATGCGGCTGCGTTCGGGCTCGAGCTGCCGGAGCGGCCGGCATCGGATGACTTCGAGGTGTGGCCTGAGAACTGGGATGCGGTGGTGATGTTCCTGCGCATCTCGACGCAGTGGCGAATATCAATGGGTGGCCCGATCGGCCTCGATTACGGGGCCTTGGAATGGCTCTTTAGACTGTACGAAGTGAAGGAGCCGCGCTCCCTCCTGGAGGATCTGCAGGTCATGGAAGGCGCGGCACTGACAGCGATGGCGAAGGAGGACTGAGCCAATGGCAATGTCCCTCGATACCGCCATCAAGTTCACGGCGAAGCTGGAAGGGCAGGGGCTCGACCAGCTGAAACGTGGGCTGCAGGGCATGGCTCAGCAGGCCAACCGCTCGAGCAAGGATCTCGACCAGCTCTACAACGCGAACAAGAAGCTGTCACAGGCGGCCGGGCAGTCGATCAATTCGCTGAACCGGCAGGTGCAGGTGCTCACCAACCTGCGCAATGAAGCGCAGCTGGGCAGCAGGCAGTTCAAGTTCTACAGCGCGGAGCTGGAGAAGCTGCAGCGGCAGCAGGCAAGGCTCGACAGCGCAGGCGGCGCACAAGGTGGCTTCCTGGGCGCACTGGGCGGCATCCGCGGAGGCCTTGCAGGTGTTGCTGCGCTAGTTGGAACTGCCGGGCTTTCGCAGGTGGTGGGCGGCATTGCGACCGCCTCAATGGAGGCAGAGAACGCCACGGTGCGGCTGAAGGCGCTCACCAGCACTTACGGCGAATACAACCAGGCGCAGCAGATCGCCGCGAAGATCGCGAGCACGCTGCGGATCACTAACACTGAGGCCACCGACAGCTTCTCCAAGCTCTACGCCGGCCTGAGGCCTACAGGCGTGGGACTGAAGGAGCTTGAGCAGATCTTCGTCGGCTTCAACGTTGCGGCGCGTGTGAGCGGCGCCACGGCGGAGGAGACGCGCAACGCGATGATCCAGCTGAAGCAGTCGCTGGTTTCTGGCGTTGCTCAGGGCGATGAGCTGCGTTCGATCCTTGAGCAGGCGCCTGCGCTCGGCCAAGCGGTGGCCGATCAGCTGAGCAAGCTGGGCACATTCGGCAAGGTGACGCGCAGCCAGCTGAAGGAGCTGGGCTCTGAGGGCAAGATCACCACCGATGTGCTGATTGAGGCGCTGAAGCAGCTGGGCGACACGGAGTTGCCCAAGCTGGAGGCTTCGTTCAATACCGGATCGCAAGCCGTCACCGACCTGCAGAATGCGGTCAACAAGCTGCAGGTGGCGCTGGGTAATGCGTTCGGTCCGATCGCGCTTGATCTGATCAGGGGCTTCACCAAGCTGGTGAACGGCGCAGCTGATGCGATGGAGCGGTTCAACCGCAGCCGCATGGATCGTGGCCAGCAGATCGCCACCAACGAGCAGGCGTTCAGGAACGCTGCGAAGAAGATCTACGGCGACGAAAACATGGGAGGCCTGATCAGCTTCCTGAACTCGGACTTTCGCGCCCAGTACGAAGCTGAACGCCAGCGCCTGATCGCCGGTGCACAGAAAGGGCCGGCACTGCCCGAAGGATCTGGAGACACGCGCGAGGCGCGTGAAGCAGCAGCGGCAGAGCGCGAGGCAACACGGGCCGCAGCGCGCAAGAAGGCGCTCGAGGATGAAGTCAAGATCCGCAAGGATGCCGAAGACAAGCTGGCGGATGCCGCGCAGCGCAACGCCGAGCAGCTCGCTGACTTCCAGCAAGAAACCATCAAGCGCGCCGCAGCGCTCGAGCGTGATCTTGGCGATGAGCGGCTGAAGATCGAGCGGCAGATCGCCGACACCCGTACCAAGCTGCAGGCGGTGCTGGAAGACCGCGCGCTCGAGGCTGAGCGTCAGCGACTGGCTGCTGCCGGGCTCTCCACCGAGGGCATCGACACCGCGCGCGAAGTCAAAGAGATCTTCCGCCGGTACGACGAACAGCGGATCGAGAACGACCGCAACGCGGTGGACGCTCAGACCGACCTGCAGCGCCGGCTTGAGGAGTACAAGCTCAGCGTGGCGGAAGGGATCGGCAAGATCCAGGAGTCCTACGCGCGCACGGTGAGCAACATCCTGCAGGACGCAGGGGAGAAGCTCGCCGAGAAGATGCGCCAAGGCGCACAGGATGCCGCTGACACGCTCGGCGGCGCAGCTGGTGGCGCATCAGGCGCACTGGGGCCGAACCGGCTGATGCCGGGCACTATCGGCCGCGGCCAGCTGAATGTGAGCCAGCTGAAGGCGCTCGCGCTGGCGGCCGGCTTCGCCGATCGCGGTGCCTCGATCATGGCGGCGATCGCCATGGCCGAAAGCGGCGGCCGCAGCGCTGAGCACAACAACAACCCCCGCACCGGCGACAACAGCTACGGCCTGTGGCAGGTCAACATGCTGGGCGGCATGGGACCGGAGCGGCGCCGTGCCTTCGGCATCGGCAGCAACGAGGCGCTCTTTGATCCGGCGGTGAACGCCAGCGCCGCGCGCAAGGTGTTCGAGAGCCAAGGCTTCGGCGCGTGGTCGGTGTTCAAGTCCGGCGCCTACCGGCAGTTCCTGCCGGCTGCCATGCGCGCACAGGCTGGCGCACCACCGGCACCGATGCTGCCGGCCGCTCCAGCTGCTGGCCTGCCGGCTGGCGTGCAGCAGGCTGGCGCCAAGCTCGATGCAGCGCTGAGCGAGAGCAAGCGCCAACAGCAGCTGCTCAACGAACAGCAGACGCTGGCAGCGCTCGAGCAGAAGTACGGCGCGATCACTGATGCGCTGAGCAGCCAGCAGGAGGTGGCCGCAAACAAGCTGCGCGATGAGGTGCGCTATTTCGAGCTGATCAAGCAGGGCGTCAACCCGGAGATCGCCAAGCAGCGCGTGGAGCTCGAGGCGACGGCTGCGATCGAGCAGACGAAGCTGCTCGCAATGGAGGAGGAACTGCAGAAGAAGATCGCCACCCTGCCGGTGGAGAGCAGCCTGCGGCAGGAGCTCGAGAAGCAGGTCAAGGCGATCGAGGATCGGCTCAACCTGCAGGGCCTGCTGGTGGATAAGACGCTCGAGCTGGCCGATGCCGAGCGCAAGGCACGCGAGGAGCGCGAGAAGACTGAGCAGCGTGCGGCCGAGCTTAAGGAGCTATACGGCAACATCAAAAGCACGATCGCTGACGGCATCATTGGCGGCATCGAGGCCACCATTGAGGCGGCCATGACCGGCGCCGAGGATCTTGAGGATCAGCTCAAGCAGATCGCCGCTGGCGTGCTGAAGCAGATCGGTAGCGCGCTGCTGCGCTTCGGCCTCAACTCGCTGTTCCCCGGCTTTGGCTTCGCCAACGGCGGCATCATGACCTCCAGCGGCCCGGCACCGCTGAAGCGCTACAGCCAAGGCGGCATCGCCAACCGGCCGCAGCTGGCGCTCTACGGCGAGGGCAGCAAGCCTGAGGCCTATGTGCCGCTACCTGATGGCCGCCGCATCCCTGTGGCGCTGCAGGGGCAGGACAAGATGCGCGAGGTGATGGGTGCCGGCCCGACGCAGGGCGCTGCCAGCCCGGTGCTGAACATGAGCTTCCAGACCACCAACATCGGCGGCGTGGAGTACGTAAGCCGCGAGCAGCTGGAGGCCGCCATGGCCGAAACCCGCCGCGCTGCATCCCGCGATGGCGCGAAGCGTGGGATGACGATGACGCTCGATAAACTGCAGCAGAGCCCATCCACCCGGACCCGTGTGGGGCTGCGCTGATGGCTGAACAGTTTCCTGGCATCAAGCCCACCACCCGCGCCTTCAAGCTCGGCAGTTTCCCGGTGAAGGTCTACCGGGCGCTCTCGGGTGCAACGGTCAAACGTGCCTTCGGCAACCGCGCCACAGGCTTCGAGCTGCAGCTCGGTTTCGACAACATCCCTGACGCCACCACCGAGCAGCTGCTGGCGCACTACAACGCCAGCCAGGGCGGCTTCGATCGCTTCACCCTGCCGGCTGACCTGTTCGCTGGCATGACCACCGGCCTGCGCGGCTACATCCAAGCACCGACCAGCATCCGGTGGGAGTATGCCGGGCCGCCTGAAGTGGAGTCGGTGTTTATCGGCCGCAGCCGCGTCTCGATCACGCTTCTCGGGGAGCTCGACTACTGATGGCCGAGCTTCGGATCTGCCAGTTCTTCAAGCTTCTGACCACTGATGGCGTCACCCACCGCTATCAGAACTACTTCATCGGCCAGAACGCCTCGCTGCTGAGCGAGAGCTACACCTTTGCGCCGTTTCGCGCTGAGGGCGCGCTGGCCACGCTCAACGGCGAGAACTCGCAGCTGCAGGTGCTGTTCCCGCATGTTGACTTCGCGCTGGTGCTGGTGGAGCGCGGCGACGGCAACCGCCTCAGCGAGCTGACGCTCACCACCGCCTGGCTGAATGCCAGCGGCAGCATCACCAACACCGCCACCGACTTCTACATCGGGCTTGGCGCCAGCTTCAGCGACACCACCATCGAGCTGCGGTTCCGCTCCGCGATCGACAGCGTGGGTTCCTCCTTCCCCGGCCGCAGCTTCACCCGCGACATGGTGGGGCCGTTGCCGCTCAACTCGGAGCTCTACCTGCGATGAACGATCTGGTCGGCCTCCGCTACGGCTGGGGACATCGGCCGGGCGATGGCAGCGGCTGCACCGATTGCTTTCAGCTGGCCTGCGAGGTGCGCGATCGGCTGCAGCTCAGCGACTACCGCGACCGTTTCGCATGGGTGTACCGCGACTGGACTGAGGAAAGCTTCCCGCGATCGATGATCGTGCGCTGGGTGCTCGAGCACGGCAGCAGACTGCAGAAACCCCGCCGCGGTGCGATTGCGCTGCTGCCGACCGAGGCCGGCGCTGCCCTTGGCACCTATCTCGGCCGGGCGCTGCTGTTCATCGGACCGGGGCAGAATGTAGTGCAGGCGCCGCTACCTGATGGCGTGGCGCGCTTCTTCTGGATGGATCGATGACGCGCAAGCTGCTGCCCTACGAGCACGAGCTGATCGAGATCCTGAAGATCAGCAAGGAGGAGTATCTCGATTTCCTCGCGGTGCAGCACGACTTCACGCGATCGCGTGAGGAGAAGCTGCAGGAGCTGCGTGCGGAGCCTGTTTCGATCATCCTCGCGGTGGTCGGCATCATCCTGCAGGCGGTCAGCTACCTGCTCGCACCGAAGCCGGAGCTGGAGCAGAAAAACCAGCGCCAGCGCCGTGATCAGACCTTTGCGCCGCGCTTCGGCTTCAATTCGCAGCAGGAGCTCGCCAAGTACGGCGACACGGTGAACCTGGTCTACTGCAACACCTACGACAACCCGACCGGTGGCGTGCGCGTGGCCACCTCGCTGGTGTGGTCGGCGGTGCACTCCGAAGGCTCCAGCCAGTTCATGCAGATGCTGGTCGCTGTCGGTGCATCGGACATCCAGCGCATCGGACCGGGCCGCATCGCCTTCGGCCAGACACCGATCCGTCAGCTGGCAGCCGGCAAGACCTGGGCCTATTGGGGCGCCAACCGGCCGCTGCAGTTCGCCGACCTGATCCGCGGTGATGAAAGCGACCCCACCCGAATCGGCGAGGCGGCGACCAGCGCTGCCTACCGGCCGACGTTGATCGGCGATCAGCACACCGATGGCTTCAGCCAAGCCTTCTCGCCCAGCACCATGACCCGGTTCGGCGTGTTTGCGCCGATCCCGATCAACGTCAACTACATCGACCGCGACGAGGACGGCGACGAACGGGATGCCCCGGTCGGCATCGAGATCGACGATCTGCAGAGCTATTGGCCCACCAACGTGTTCAACGATGAGCGGCCGGTGGTACCCGTGGGCCAGCGCATGACGCTGATCTTCCGGCGCATCCTGTCCACCGACAGCGACACCGCACGCGCTGCGCGCGAACTGCGCCGCACGCTCTCGAGCTACATCGACGCGGCCAGCACCTACAAGCTGGGCAGCGCGAAGTTCCGTGTAGCGGCACCGATCAAGAACGTCGAGCTGGATGACGGCTCCATGCGCGTGGCGATGGAGTGCATCGAATCTGGTGTGTGCCCAACTGAGGATTACGGCACAGAAGACTTTAAAAAGAACGGCAGTGAAGCCAGCCGCGAGATCGTGCTGCTGCAGCAGCAGATCACAACGCTGAACGAGCAGCTGCTGCGCAACGAGCCAATTCTTAAGGCAGGCGTTGGCGGTGGAGTGTCCGCGAAGCTAAATGAAATCAATGGGCTAATCGGCAGCATCGAAGATTTGCGCGATCAACGCTGGACCGCCGCCGAATTGGACAGCATCGTCAACGACGATGGCGACGTGTTTGACGATCGGATCAACCCCTTCGCTCAACGAGTTCTCAACACGCGCCGAGACAGGGACAACGAGAGAAACAATATCGAGGAATGGCAAGAGGAGATCAGCGCTGAGCGAAAGAAGACCAACACGAGCCAAAGCTATATAGACAGAAGAAAGCAGTGGATCAGAGAAGCTAGAGGCCGGATTGAAAACCTAAGCAAGCGCCTCCGCAATCAGCAGGCAAAGCTAGACTGGGCATTCAGTGAGTACGGCTTCAATACACCAAAGGGCGGGACCCTGCGCGAGGATAGAAAGGCGCTTCTGCGGCGACAAGCCAAGCTGCAAGAGGAAATCGCAAGTCTTTACAAAGACGCGGACAACCTTGATCTGGCTGCCATGGCCGCGCGTGATGCCAACCTGCGCAATGAGATCAGCAGCAAGCAGAACCGCATCACCTATCTGAAGGACTATCTCTCCAGGCCGGAAGCGTGGAACGACTTCTTTAACACCAAGTGCCTCGTGAAGATGGAGGAGGCGGGTTACGAGACGATCACCGAATGCCGCGTGGTTGACTTCGCGCTGAAGGTCAAGGTGTTCAAGCGCGTGCAGGGCCGCGCCAAGAATTATGGCGAGGAGACGGTCAAGAACTACCGCGACAGCGACAACGGCACCAAGGTGCGCTCCGCCTTCTTCTGGGTGCGCTACCGCCGCACCGGGCAAGAGTGGGCGCGGCTGCCCTACATCTTCGCGGTGCGCCGCGGTGCTGATGTTGATAACTTCGTGTCGCTGAAGTTCATCGCAGGCGACAACATCGGCAACTGGCAGTTTCGCTTCGATCCGATTGCGGAAACTGCAGCCGAGATGCGCACCCACGGCTTCGCTGACTTCGCCTACATCGAGAACAGCGGCGACACCGTGATCATCCCCGGCCCGGCCGGTGGGCAGTTCACCTTCCTCGGCTCTGTGCGCACTCGCATGGGCCTCAGGCCACCGCTCAACGTCAACCCGTCAGAAGTGGACGAATGGGGCCTGTTCTCCGTCCGCTCGGACACGCAGATCAGCTTCAGCTTTGAGGGTGGCCCCGAGCTGGCGATCACGGCCGTGACCGAGCAGCGTACCGAGAGCTTCAGCAACTACCCCAACCTGTACGACGGCCTGCAGCTGATGGGCTTCAACGCCTACAGCGGTCAAGGCATCCAAGACCTGCGCTCGCTGTCGGTGTTCACGCTCGAAGGCAAGAAGCTGCGCCGGCTGCGTGATGACGGCACCTACCCCGCCCAGCCGGATGGCTCCAGCAGCTTTGCGCCGGACATCTTCCTCGACACGATCCTCGACCCGCAGAACGGCATCGGCCGCTTCGCCAAGATCGGCGGTGTGGATCTTGAGGCGCTGGCGCTGGCGAAGCGCTTTTGCCGCCAGAACGGCCTGTTCATGGATGGCGTGATCGCAGACAAGACGCCATGGCGTCAGTTTTGGGCTGAGGCGGCACCGTTTTCGCTGCTGGAGCTCGGCCGTGTCGGCGGCCGCGAAACGCTGGTGCCGGCCGTGCCGTGCGATGAGGCCGGCAACATCACCCGCGAGGTGACGATCACCGCGCTCTTCAACCAGGGCAACATCCTCGAGGACAGCTACCGCGAGGAGTTTGTCGATTTCGGCAGCAACGTGCAGGATCTAATCGCTTCGGTGATCTACCGCGACACCGAGATCGATGGCACCTTCCCCCGCAACCGCAGCGTGGAGGTGAGCCGCTCGGACGTGACCGAAGCGAACGCCGTGCGTCAGACCTTCGATCTCTCGCAGTACGTCACCAACCGCAGCCAGGCGATCCTGTTCGGCAAGCTGCTCTGCAACCAGCGCCGCTTCATCCGCCGCGCGATCGACTTCTCGACCTTCCCCACCGACAGCGTGCTGGAACCCGGCTCCTACATCTACGTGGCGATCGGCGAGAACCAATGGGATCAGGTGACCACCGGCGTGGTCGAGGCTGGCGGCGTGCTCAACACCCCGATCGGGCAGGTGCCGAACGGCAGCGGCCTGAAGGCGCTGGCCTATCAGTCCGGCAGCGCCGTGATCCAAGTGGACAGCGTGACCGTGAGCAACGGCACCGCGGCCGCGCTGGCACCCTATGCCGGTCGCCTGTTCGTGCTCGGGCAGACGATCAACCGCAAGCGGGTGTTCCGCGTAACCGAAGTGCAGATGGATGAAGAAGGCCAAGTAGCGGTGAGCGCGATCGAGCATCCGTGCATTGAGCTGGACGGGCGCACCTTGAGCCTCATCGCCAACTTCGCGGATAATCTGTTCACTGTTCGCTAGCCTGATTTCAGACTGGGCCGCTGTTCATGGGCTTCTATACGGGCCGCACCGGCAAACTCGAGTTCTGGGATGGCTCGGCCTACAAGCCCGTGGCCAAGATCCGCGACTGGTCGCTCGAGACCAGCGTGGAGCTGCTGAGCACCACAGCGATCGACAGCACAGCCGCCACGTTCACACCGGGCATGAAGTCGGCAAGCGGCAGCGCGACGCTGCTCTACTACCGCCTCGAGGCTGGCGAGTCGGCCACGCTGACCGAGTTCACGGCACTGCTCGGCAAGATCCAGAAGGTCGGCGCTGTCACCGATGCTGATCGCATCAAGCTGAAGCTTCGCGTGGCTGATAGCGCCGCAGACGACATTGAGTTTTTCGCCTACATCACATCCGCGCAGGTTGGCGTCAGCACCGGCGAGCTGGTGGTGGTGCCAATCCAGTTCACCGTTGACGGTGACTTCGTGGCTGGCGGCGTCATCGCATGACTTTCTTCCTCGGCACCAAGGGCAACGTCAGGCTGCGGCGCGCCACGTCAGTGCTGATCAGCGCGCTGGCAGACCAGATCGATCCGGCTGACGTGAACACCAGCCTGAACCGGCTGAGCTTTGACAGCGCTGGCGAGAACCTGCTCACCGGTGACCGGGTGGACATCTCGACCACCGACGCGCGTGGCATGGTCTGCTTCACCGGCGCCGCCTGGAGCAGCGGCACGGTGGAGCCCAGCATCTCGGCCTACGTCAACGTGAACGCAGCCGGCGGCCTGCGCTTCTTCCGCACCTTCGCCGATGCGGTCAACAACACCCGCGCAAACGAGTTGGCGCTCTATGCCTTCAGCGGTGAGCCAATCCCGATCGAGTGCCGCGTGCGCGACGTGTCCTACAGCGTGCTGGGCAATGTGATCGACTACACGCTGGCAACCGATCGCGAGGCGATCGACACCACCACGCTCAGCGACCGATTCCGGCAGATGTATTCCGCCGGCATCCTCAGCGGCAGCGGCTCGATCACTTGCGCCTTCGATTACACGACAGCCGGCGCCACCGAGGCGCCACTGCTGATGCTGCAACTGATCCAGCGCCTAGAGCTCGGCAGCGTCTTCGACTGCGCGCTCTACCTCACCGACAAGTCGGTGGATGCCGGCGTGAACAACGTCTTGTACCAATTCGATGCGATGGTCGCCAAGGCCGGCGTCGAAGTACGTGCTGGCGACATCATCAATTGCACGATCGATTTCGTCACCACAGGTGAGATCAGGCTGCTGATCGGTTCCATCGAGGATTACATCCTCAAGGAAGACAACGATCGGATCACGGTGGAGCAGTCGCTCGACTTCCTGCTGAAAGAAACTGAGGACTAACATGGTCCTGAGCAGTGGTGCCCCTGGAGGCTGAGCCTTGGCAGACCAACGCATTACCCAGCTGACGGCGCTGCCCAAGGCCTCAGTGGCGGCCACCGACGTGCTGCCGATCGCGGACGTTTCGGCATCACAGACCAAGAAGGTCACCGCCAAGGATCTGGTGGATGCCGGTCTCGATCTGGTGGATGCCAGTTCGATCGACCTCGACAAGCTCGACCAAGCCAGCACCACCAAGCTCGGCACCACCGCGCTGGCCGATGACGCGATCACCGCGGCCAAGCTCGCCGACAGCAGTTCGGTGGCGATCAGCAGCACTGCACCAACCACCAACAACTTCGAGGGCCGTGGCTGGCTGCACAGCAGCACCGGCGAGCTGCAGGTCTACCGATCCGGCGCCTACGCGGCGGTGACGCCTGCGCTGGCTGATGGCTCGGTGACCACCGCCAAGCTGGCTGATGGTGCTGTGACGACGGCCAAGGCCAGCAACCTTGGCACCGCAGCGCTCGCTGATGGCGCTGTCACCTACGCCAAGCTGCAGGACACCAGCGGCAGCAACGTGCTACTGGGCCGCGCAACAGCAGGCGCTGGCGATGTGGAGGAGATCACCTGCACCGCAGCAGGCCGTGCGCTGCTTGATGACGCAGACGCTGCAGCACAGCGCGCCACGCTGGGGCTGGGCACGCTCGCCACGCAGTCGGGCACCTTCTCAGGCACGCACAGCGGCACCACCTCCGGCACCAACACCGGCGACCAGACGATCACCCTCACCGGTGATGTCACGGGCTCTGGCACCGGTTCCTTCGCCGCGACGATCGCCAGCGGCGCTGTGGTCGAGGCCAAGCTGGCAAACCTGGCAGTCACCACCGGCAAGGTGGCTGATGATGCGATCACCGGCGCCAAGCTCGCCGATCAATCGGCCGCCGTGGTGGCTGCATCCACGCCGTCCGGTTCTGGCGCCTTCATCGGCCAGCAGTGGATCAACACCAACACCGGCATCGAATACACATGGGACGGCAGCACATGGGTGCGTCAAGCATCGCTGAGCACGATCAGCTTCAGCGACTCAAGCCCGCTGGCGTTCTCGGTCGCCTACCCCGACAACTACAGCGCGACGATCACCACCACGCTCGACACGCAGAGCGCGGCACGTGTGTTCGCCGGCCCGGCCACCGGCGCTGACGCGGCGCCCACCTTCCGCGCGCTGGTGCCCGGTGACCTGCCGGACGCCACCGCCAGCACCAAGGGCATCATCCAACCTGGTACTGGTCTATCGGTCAGCAGCGGCACGCTGAACCACACCAACAGCGCCACCGCCGGCACCTACCCCAAGGTGACCGTGGATGCGCAGGGGCATGTCACCGCAGGCACCACGCTCGACGCAGCGGACATCCCCGAGCTGGCCGCAAGCAAGATCACCAGCGGCACCTTTGCCACCGCGTTGATCGCTGACGATGCGGTGACCGGCGCCAAGCTGGCGAACTACTCCACCGCCAAGTTCGGCGAGGCGCTACCCACTGCCGACTTCATCGGTCAGATCTTCTTCAATCCGCTCGACGAATCCTTTTTTCTGTGGGACGGCAACGTCTGGCAGCCCCTGGGCATTTCGGCCGGTTCGGTGATCTTCGCCGGCACCTACAACGCCACCACCAACCAGATCGCAACCGTAACGACCGAGGGCTCATCGATCGGTCTGACGGTCGGCAACGCTCTGCCATCTGCCAGCTCGAGCAACAACGGCTATTACGTCGTGGTGTCGATTGGCGGCACCGGCACCGCTCCAGCGCCGACCACTTTGCTGGCGCCGCCTGACCTGATCCTGTCCAACGGCACGATCTGGACCGAGATCGACGTTAGCTCGACGTTTGTGGCGCAGTCGGCCAACAACGTCAGCTTCACCCCAGGCGCCAGCGTCTCGGCTACCAACGTGCAGGCGGCGATTGAGGAAGTCTCAAACGAGTGCCGCAACGCCGACAACATCACCAGCGGCACGCTGCTGGCCAGCAAGGGCGGCACCGGCAACACCAGCTACACCAAGGGTGACTTGCTGGCGGCCTCGAGCAGCACCGCGTTGAGCAAGCTGGGCGTGGGCACCAACGGCCAGGTGCTGCGCGCGAACAGCGCCACAGCCACCGGCATTGAGTGGGGCGTCGACTACGTGGGCACCGTCACCAGCGTGACGGGCTTCGGCGCCATATCAGTCACTGACGGGACCACCACCCCGGCGATCAGCGTGGCATCGGCATCGACCAGCGTGGCTGGCGTGGTGCAGCTGAGCGACTCCACCGGCACTACCAGCTCGGTGCTGGCGGCAACGCCCACCGCGGTGAAGGCGGCATATGACCTAGCTGCTGCGGCAATGCCCAAGGCCGGCGGCATCTTCACCGGTGACATCACGCTCGGCGCGAACGTCGGCATAGTGTTCGAGGGCAGCACCGACGACGCGAACGAAACGCGGCTGCTGGCGGCAGACCCGACCGCCGATCGCCTGATCTATCTGCCGAACGCAGACGGCACGCTGGTGCTCTCCGGCACGATCGTCAACGCCGACATCGCGGCTGGTGCTGCGATCGCTGGCAGCAAGATCGTGGCAGGCACCACCAGCGTGGTGGGCGTGGTGCAGCTGACGGACTCGACCAGCTCGACCAGCACCAGCACCGCGGCGACACCGAACGCGGTGAAGTCGGCATACGACCTGGCAAACGCTGCGCTGCCGAGAACCGGCGGCACGATGACCGGCGCGATCACGTTCGCGGCTGGGCAGACGATCACCGGCTACGCGGCATTGGCGACAGCACAGAGCTTCACCGCAGCACAACGCGGCAGCGTGGTGGCGCTCACCGATGGCGCAACGATCACCCCGGACTTCGCGGCGGGCAACAACTTCTCAGTCACGCTTGGCGGCAACCGCACACTGGCCAACCCCAGCAACCTGGCCGCTGGCCAGGCCGGCACGATCGTGATCACGCAGGACGGCACCGGCAGCCGCACGCTGGCTTACGGCAGCAACTGGAAGTTCCCCGGTGGCACCGCACCTACACTCACGACAACGGCCTCTGCTGTGGACGTGATCGCTTACTACGTCGAGAGCGCCACCCGCATCACCGCCCGCCTGATCTCGGACGTGAAATGAGCATCCTCAACAACAGCCTGCTGCTTGGCGCTGATGCTGGCGGAGGCGCTGGGTATCAAATCAGCCGGTCGCTGCGATTCAACAGTAGTGACAGTGCCTACTTGTCCAGAACGCCTGCATCAGCGGGCAACAGGAAGACGTGGACCTGGGCGGGGTGGGTGAAGAGGAGTGCGCTTTCCAAAACATCCGCCGAGAACCAAGTGCTCCTAACTGCTTGGACGGCGACAAGTGCTACCGGCTTTTTTCAGTTTTATTTCCACAATGGCGATGACGCTACGTATCCAGCCAAACTCACGGCAGGAACTGGAGCAGCCACGCTTTTGACCACAAGTCAAACATTTCGGGATGTTGCCGGCTGGTATCACATTGTGCTGTCCGTAGATACTACGCAAGTCACCGCTGCAGACAGGATGAAAATCTATGTAAATGGGGTGCAGGTTACGCAGTTTCAGATAAATGCCGTTAGTGCAAACGTTTCTCAAAATAGTGATCTTGGCGTCAATGCTGCTGGCATACACGTTATTGGTGCGAGAACAACAGACGGATCTTCTTTTATTTGGCATCAAGACGGCTACCTCGCCGACATCCACTTCATCGACGGCCAAGCCCTAACCCCCAGCAGCTTCGCCGAAACGAACGCCACCACCGGGCAGTGGGTGCCCAAGGCGTACACCGGAACATTCGGCACCAACGGCTTCTGGCTGAAATTCTCCGATAACTCAGCCGCTACTGCCACCACCCTTGGCAAGGATTACAGCGGAAATTCCAACAACTGGACGCCGAACAACCTGAGCGTCACCGCTGGTACAGGCAACGATTCCCTCGTAGACACGCCCACGAGCTACGGCACCGATACAGGCGCTGGTGGGGAGGTGAGGGGGAATTATTGCACTTGGAACCCTGTTAATTCTTCATCTCTGCTAACCCCAGCAAATGGAAATCTTGAACTAACAGGCACTGGCGCCGGCGCGACTTACGGCAATTCCAGGGGAAGTATTGCGCTAAATGACTCTAAGTATTACTGGGAAACAGTAGTTGCAGCGACGAGAACCTACCAGCGCTGGGGCATTGCGCCTACTGATACACCCTGCGAAAACGGTGGATCTGAAGCACTTGGAAGCAATGACATTCCAAACAGTGTCGGGCTTAATTGCAACACAGGCAGTGTATCCGTCAATAGTTCTACTGTTTACACAGGCAGCGGAGCACTAGCGAGCGGTGCAATAGTTGGACATGCTTTCGATGGCACTAGCGGCAAGTATTGGATCTCTGTGAACGGAGCTTGGCTAACAGGAAATCCAGCCACGAACACCACGCCTATTACAACTGTTTCTTTAACCAGAATATGGCAGCCTGCCGCGAGTGATGCAACATCCCAAACTCTGGTGGCCAACTTCGGCCAACGCCCCTTTGCCTACACCGCCCCAAGCGGCTTCAAGGCGCTGTGCGATACCAACCTGCCCGCCCCAGTAGTCGCCAAGC